TCCAACTGGGCTACGCTACCAGTGGCGTGAACCTGAGCTTCGCTAGCGGCCATGAGCGAGTTTATTTGCTCAGGCGTGGCTGGGGCTGCGTCACGAGAAGCAATCTCGGCTGCGAGAGCCGATTTCTTCCAAGGCAGGAAGGCGCGAGAAGCTTGCTGCGCTAGCTGCTTCGCTGACTTGAGCTTCAGCTTTGCTGCGTAAGCCTCAGCTTCGCCCACAACCGCTGCACGAGGCTCTTCTGCTGCTTTAGCAGCCTTCGCAGGTGCAGGTACGCCAAGCAGCGAGTTCATCAGCCCTAGCGACTTGCCCTTGAGCGCGATCCCTTGCGACTCCTTGCGCTCCTTGCGAGCCTGCAAGACTGCTAGTGCGTCTACGGCTGTGAGCACACCATCGTTCATGGCGGTGCGTAACTGGCGAGCTGATGCGAATGCGAAATTATTCATGTGAATCTCCTGATTCGTAATTGCCAAACCCGATTGGTCTGGTTCAGGTAGCTTTTCCCCCTTCCCCCTTTGGGGGAGCAATTCGGTGTTGATTTGGGCAGATTATCGGACGACAGGGCATTTATGAGCCGCTACGCTAGCGAGTATGCACAACACGCACGAGGAGAAACCGAGCAAATCGCCTAATTTGGGCGACGAAACCTCAGCAATTCCGCAGGGTGCAGGGGATTTCAGCCCAAAAGTTGGTCGGAGTTATAGAAAGTCCGCACGAAACAGGGGGGTAGGGTGGGCCTTCGCCGTCCACTTCCTGTGTAATTCACCTCCCCTACCCCAGCACATAAATTTTTATTTTTTGAAAACGTGTTAACCACTAAGAGAACCGCACCATGCCAGAAGAATTAGAACCTTCATCAAGCCCTTCAAAAGCTCGTACAGAACCCGCATCTGAAGACTCTAGGCCAGCGTATGTCAACGTATCTGATGCCGTACACAAGGCCCAGAAGAGCATGGAGAGGCGTGACCGAAACGAGCCTTTAGTAGAAGCAGCTACCTCTAGCCACACCACACTAAAAAATAACAAAAGAAAGGCAGCATCCAACTCAGAGCGATCTCTACAGAAGCTAGCACCTTTAATTCCAGAAGAAGTCGCCTCAGTTAGACGCAAAGCCTACAACATCATCTCAAAACAAATGCCTGCCATTGGAGAAGTTCTTGACGGAACCCGTGAATGGAACGCACAACAGGTTCGCCTCTTCTCTATCATGCTCAACAAAGTCATGCCCGACCTACACCACTCATTCAATGAAGTATCCATAGAAGACAAGTCCCTCACTGAACTATCCATCAAAGAATTAGAGGCCATCGTAAAGCAAGCCTCCCTAGAGGAATCCAGAGCCAACATAGAGGAAGCCATAACAACAATAGAAGACGCTGAGTACACTGCAATGGAACCCGAATCTCCCCTAGAGAACGATCTACTAGCCACACCAGACGCACCACTATTCATTGACGATTCATTAGACGATCCAGCCGCCTCTCCCGTCCAAATGGAGGACTTATGAACCCTATTCAACCACCATCAATAGCAGAAGCAGCCAAGAGATTGCTAGCCCTTAAAACGGCTTCTACGTCCTTCTATGGTTACGTCAAAATCATGCAGCCAGAGTGGGTTATTCCCCCTTTCCACTACGTTCTAATCACTGCCCTAGACAACCTAGAGAAGCGCACTCTCTACTCAGATTTCAATGGATGGGCCAATAAAATCCTAGCCACTGACCCAAAGAGAATAGCAGCCCGACCACAGGTGTACGCCTATAACCCATCCCTAGCTAAAGGTCATCGTGTATACAACCTAATGATTAACATGCCGCCTCGACACTCCAAGTCAACCTACGCCACAGAACTGTTCCCTGCCTACTATATGGCCAGAAACCCAACCCGATACATCATGTCAGCGTCATACAACACCGAACTAGCTAAAGGCTTCGGCAGGAACGTGCGATCAAACCTAAACAATCCTGCCACCGCACAAGCATTCCCAGACTTTGGATTCTCCCCAGACTCACGAGCAGCAGACACCTTCAAGACCACACTCTCTGGCCAATACTTTGGGGTCGGGCTGGGGGGCACGACTTCTGGAAGACCTGCCACCGCATTAATTCTCGATGATCCAATCAAGTCACGAGTCGAAGCCGAGTCAGCCACTCAACGTAATACCGCTTGGGACTATTACACTGCCGCACTCACGACTCGACTACAGCCAGAACAGGACGGCTCGCCCCCGATCCAAGTGGTTTGCTACACCCGTTGGCATCCAGATGATCTTGGCTCCCGAATCATGCAGACAGAAGATTGGCGAGAAGGCTTGTGGCTCCACCTTAATATGCCAGCCCTAACGACAGTAACCTCGGATGTTCGCGCAAGAGTAGACACCCTTGATCCATCAGACCCACGCTACATACCCTCAGAAAAGTGTAGTGCCGCAGACAAAACTCGCCGCTACTACTACCCAGTAAACCGAGTCGCCCTATGGCCAGAAAGATTTCCCGTAGAGGAACTTGAACGCCGTGAACGACTCAACCCTCGTGACTTTGCGGCCCTGTACCAACAGACCCCAACTGTCGCTGGAGGTAACATAATAAAATCTGTGTGGTTCCAGTATTACCACCCTATGAACTTAGACAAAACACAAATATCCTCGATCATCATAACGATGGACACAGCTTTCAAGAAGACAGAAACCTCTGACTTCTCCGTAGCCTTAGTCTCAGCCATGACCGAAAATGGCGACATCTACATCCTCGATGTACATCGCCACCGCATGGACTTCCCAGAACTAAAAGCATTCACCATAACCCTCAATAACCAATGGCGAGGCAAAGGACTTCGCGCCATCTATATAGAGGACAAAGCTTCTGGACAATCCCTCATCCAAGAACTGCGTCGAGAGTCAGGCGTATCTGTAGTTCCCTTCAAAGTAAACTTCGACAAGGTGGCTCGTGCCAACTCAGTCACCCCACTCATCCAAGGTGGTCGAGTCTACCTTCCTTCATCAGCAAAGTGGCTTGATGACTTCGTAACCGAATGCTCACAGTTCCCCTCTGCAAAACACGATGACCAAGTTGACGCGCTCGTAATGGCGATAGACATTCACTCACGCTCATCAGTGTCTCCACATGCTGCCACCTTTGGCGCACTCACTGGTTTCGGATCACTCCAATCCCAAGCCAACCTATCTAAGTCAAACAACACATTATCCTCATCCCTCAATTCCTCTGGCTCATGGAGTAGTTGGGGCGAAGATTAATAACCAAGGAAACCACATGAAACTTCACAACGACTTTTCGCATGACCCTATAGATGGGTACAACCCTGACAAATCAGAACCAGACTACGGCGCACTCTATGACATTCTCCATGAAGCAGGTCTTCGTGCCTCAGAATCAAAAGGTAAGGAGCGTCATTCCAATGGAAAGGCATTTACCTCTCAACCACTCTTCACTATCCAAGATGCCGTAGGGACAGGATTCCCACTAGGCCAAGCCCTAAAAAAGATACAAGAGTCCCAGCGTTTAGCTCCAAGCCAAGCGCGTAAAGAACTCCTAGACTCTATTGTTTACATCGCTTCTGCGATTATCTATGAGGACATGAATCAAGACTAATCTGCGGCTAGGTCAAGGACGACCCAGTTAGCCCATTACATCACAATAGCTACACAGCCAGACAAGCGCATTGCCCATTGGGTAAGCCCTACACTCGCAAAAATGCTACATCATTCGTGGAAACCCTATGCTCGACTATCGCTCCAGTACACTTCAACCTAACGATGTAATTGTAGACCTCTCGCGTCACATCAATAAACTCCTCGCATACGAAGACATTTCTGACGACCACAACCCTGAAGAAGAAATAAAACTTGTTGAGTTTGTTCGCCAAACCTCGCAGATGTCTTACGACAAAATCTCTCGCCGCTACAAACATTGGAAAGATGCTGACCGCGCACATGACGTATACGTTCCACCCGATGCAACAAAGTTCCGCGAGAAAGCAGTCATCGCTGACACACGCGCAATATCTGACACTGTACTCACATACCTTATGTCTGCCCTTGGTGGACGTAACCCCATGTTCCAACTCGAAGGACTAGACCGCAAATCACGCGAGTCTTCCGCAATACTAGAGCGACTACTACACCAGCACATGCGCCGTACCGCAGGTGAAGCTCGTATTGCCCAACTCCTACTCGACTCAGTTCGCTATGGTTTTGCCCCTACAAAGATTGTGTGGAACCCACAAACCAACACTAACAACATCGTCAACTTTGACCCACGCCGTTGCTTCACTGACCCTCGCGTTCAGTGGGGAGATTGGGACAAGATGCAGTTCGTAACCTTCACCGACTACTCATCTACTTCTGCCCTTCTCGCCTCTGGCCTTTACCCCAAGCTCAAGAAGTATCCAGCCCTGCGCCGCTCATCAGGAACTAGCTCTGGTTGGGATAGTCACACCACATTAAAAGAAGACTCCAAGGGAATGAATGTCTCACCCCAAGAGACACTAACACGAGGCTCTTACTTCACCTTAGATTCTGCCAGAGTGACAGATGAAACATGGGTTCGCTTAAACGGCTTTGAGATTGGCGTACCTTCCATTGATCAAATCTGGATGGTGATGACTATCCTCGATGAGAAGGTAGTTATTCGCGCACAGCTCAACCCATACGGACGGCAGTTCCCAGCAGTCTTTGGCTCGCTATTCTTCGACAAGCACAAAACCTACAGTCAATCCCTATACGACTTAATGCTTCCTCTACACGATATTGGCACATGGTTACTTCGCTCTCGTATAGATAACGTGCAAGCATCGCTATCCAACCTTATCTTCGCAGACCCAACTCAAGTCTCGATACCCGATCTCATCGACAGAAACCCTTGGGGCGTAGTACGGACAATGAATGGAGCGAAGGCAGGCGATGGTGTGTTCATAGCTCAAGTGCCAGACGTAACTCGTGGTCACTGGAATGACATCCAAGGCATCTCCGAAATGAAGCAACGCCTTTCCGCATCTTCTGATGCCCAGCAAGGTATGCCCACCTCTGACGGAATTCGCTCGGCAACAGAAATACAGCGACTTACCCAGCTCGGCTCCCAGCGTCTAGGCGTTCTCTCTCGCGTAATGTCAGCCACTACTATGCGTCCCTTAGTTCGTATGATGGTATCAAACATTCAAGACAGCCTATCTATAGAAGGCTCCATCAAAATAGATGAGACAGATCAGTCCACTCTCCTATCTGGCCGAGTCAAAGATTCCTACATAGACTACGACTCATCCTCTATTCAAGGGTCCATCGACTACCTAGTAGTGGACGGCACTCTTCCAGTAGAACCTTCTCGCTCGCCAGAAACATGGATGAACATGCTTCAGGTAATGAACAAGACAGGACTCAACATGGAATACAAGATGGGCAAGATTGCCGAGGAAGCGATCCGCTCAATGGGCATCTCTGACCTTGACCAATTTAAAATCTCGCAAAAAGAGCGAGAGGAAGAAGGTATGTCTCCCTCGCAAGAAATGCAGATGATGGAGAAAATGCGAGGAGCTTCCGTTCAGCCAGCAGGCGATGTCGAAGACCAAGTGAAAGCAGGTAACTTGATCCCAATCTCTGAGGCCCAAAAGAACGCCAAGAAGTAAATAACCCTGATAGTAGAGGGACGACCCCCCTCTAGCTATATCGGACAATACCCAAAGTATTATTACATAGGCGAAAGAACCGAATGTCAAAGCCATCACCTCAACAGCTTGCAGCAGCAATTGACCCACTTATTCGTGAGTACATTGACGCGCACATGCGAAAGATGACGGCGAAGCTTACTCATACTACTGAGCAGCTTGACGCTTCTCTCGCTCGTACTTTGGCCACATCAAAAGCCCTTGAGTCCGACATGGCCAGATCAGTCCGCAATCTCAACAAGACAATTGCAGACGATCCCACATTTAAGATCACTCGCGCCAAACTAATCACCATTGCGAAGGAACTCAATCTATGAGTATTACTAGACCTCGCGGTGAACAACTTCTTTTCTCATCCCGTAAGACAGGCGATCATTCCCTAGACACTTATCTTGAAGCTTGCGAGAAAGGAACAAAAACCATAGGCGATATGCTGGATCAAATATTCGGTGATAACGGCCAATTTAGCTCTGACATCTACGAATTCCGCGAGAATCCAAGCTTTGCTGGTCGCTTACAAGTTCGTATCAATACAACAATTGATCCCTTATCAGATTGGGCAGACGCAACAACAACTGACTTACAAACATACATTACATCAACGTCAGCAAGTGCAACGCTCGCAACAGACAAAGCTGCTATCGCAACAACAAAAGCTGCGGAAGCGGCAGCTAGTGCTGCATCGGCAGCAACTTCTGAAGGTATAGCCACTACCGCATCAAACAGCGTCAACACAAATCTACCTGCTATAAACCAAGCGATAGCGAATGCTGCATCAATTAATTTCCCTACACCAACAGC